CCCCGTCAGTAGCTGAACAGGAGGGACAGCTGATAGAAACAGAAGCCACTGGAGCACCTCAAAAACACCATCATACACTAAATCAGTAAGTTGGCAGCATCACCGGTATTTGATGACGTATCAAACGGTGATAACAGCATCAGAATTTATGAGTTGATGGTTGATGAAGAAACCGTGCGAGATGTTCCACCTCGCACAAGAAAAACGATAACGCCGCAGTGATGGATTATTTGAACCATTTACTGGATGGGTGAATGTCACCAATGTGGTGCGTTTCCTCGAAAGATTTTGAGAAGTGCATACCGGGGATAGCGACATCGGCTTGATCCAGAATAGGAGCGTCGATAATGGCATTAATAAAAAACTGGGCACTTTGCTTTGCTAATTCTAATGAGTCAAAGCCATTACCTGAACTTTCGGTAACTTTAGACAGTTGTCCATTTTTTGAGATAAATAACTCCCAGCCCCATAGCGATTCATGCTGTTTTAAAGAAATAACTACAGATGGACAGTTTTCTGTATCGCCAGAATTAATATCGTCACCAGCCTTAATAAAAATTGGCGATTCCATAAGGCCTACAAAGTTCTCAAGGTCATCAATGGCTTTAGGTCTTGTTTCAAATAGTGGACTTTCAAAGAGGGGGGAACCATCGGAAAGTACCCAGTGTGATCCGTGGTCTTTTTTAAAAAACACATTGAATTTCATTACAACTCCTTCTGTGTTGGTGATTGTTATGCCTGATTCACTGCTCAAAGTTACACAGGCATAGCGATGTTATCACAGGAAACACGTGCCGGGCGTGGGGTTATATCCCGGCATCTTTTCAATATGACGGAGATCAACATGGACTTAACACAGTGCCCTTCACTCGCCAGCCTGCTCACCCACGGCCAGCAGATCACCCACCGTCAGCATCAACGCGGCTGGATTGAAACCCCGGACGGGCGGTTCTTCCAGCCTAAAGCGGCAGATGTTCAATTTGTTAAAAACTGCCGTGTACCGTTTATGTCGCGCCCGCGTAATAAGCGCCGCTGGTTTTCCCGCTTAATGGGCATCTTTGCGTAGTTCGGGGAGGTGGTTATGTTGATGGATAAGACAGGACAACAGCCAGGCCGTCGCCAGTTCTTAGAGCAACGGGCTCGACTGCAAGCAAGTTTGAACGTCTCACGCGTGAACGACACTGCAACCCGTTTTAACCGCCTGGATGATGCCTGTAAAAAGGTGATTTTCATCCTGGCAAACGATGCGTCCAGATACATAGCCGGAATGCCGAAGCTGACCGCCAAACAGCTGGGTTGTACTTACGAAAATCTAACCGAAAAGGAGCAAACGTGCCTTTTGATGGGCATTAAGCGCCTTTCCGAATTTGCAGCATCAATGCCGTGGGAATTTGAGGACTACGCCGCACCACGCGCCGAAATTCAGGCGATACGCGACAAACCACCCGCGCCAGATAACGCAGTAAATTAACAACTAACTACCCACAAAAAAGAAACAGGCGCTAACGCGTCGGGCTTCTTGCACCCTGGAGAAAGTAAAAATGATTCGATCTCTCGTTAAATGGCCCGGTGGTAAAGGCCGCGTTATGCCTGATTTGCTGCCGATTCTGCCGAAAGCCGATTGCCTGGTGGAACCGTTTGTCGGCGGTGCTTCTGTTTTCCTCAATACTGAATATCGCCGTTATATCCTGGGTGATATCAACCCAGATTTAATTAACCTGTATCGCCAGATAACCCGCTGGCCTGATGCGGTGATCGACGCTGCTCGCCCACTGTTTAAAGTGTACGGCGATAAAGACGGCTATAAGTGGATCCGCGATGATTTCAACGCCCGCGCCCGTGACCTACTGTCATTGCGCAGTGTGTTTGAAGATGGGCCGGACGCGGGCAAGATTCTTCGTGCAGCACAATTTCTTTACCTGAACCGTCACGGATATAACGGCGTAGTACGCTACAACCAACAGGGTGGATATAACGTTCCCTTTGGGCGTCACAAAACCCCGCCTTACTTCCCGGAAGAACAAATCCGTTTATTCTCTGAAAAAGCTAACGACACGAAAGCTATTTTCGTGTGCTGCGATTTCCAGAGCACGTTAAAAATCATGATTGGTAGTGACGCGGTTATCTATTGCGATCCGCCATACCTGCCAACAAGCGAAACCGCTAATTTCACCCAATACCACACCGCCCCGTTTGGGATTAAAGAGCATCGCCAGTTAGCTGCCGCTCTGCTGGATATTAACCGCCTTACTGGTTCGCCGGTGATCCTGTCCAATAGCGACACCCCAGCCACCTGCGAGATTTATCGCTCTTTCAACTTCCAGGAAATTAGCGTTAACCGTTCTGTCAGCGCGAACGCCATTACCCGAGGGGCCGCCAGTGAGGTGATCGGTATTCTCAAGGTTGCGACTTCTACGGGCATATGTGAATGACTAACGCTTTCGCATGGCCTTGGAACGCACCGCGTCCAGCTGTTGGCCCGTACATCTATGAACCGAAAAAAATCGCCCCGCTTGCTGGGGCGGTGGCGCATCATCCTGCCGTAAAAAAACATATCGATCACATCTTCAAACGTGCCGGTTACAATCCCGCCGAAGTTCGTGACCGTGATGCGCTCATCCAGGCGCTGGACAGGTACGAACCATGCGGCCTGCCACTGGCCGCCCATCAAAATATAATCCGGCAAGAAATGGAAGCCGCTAAAGCCACGGCGGCAGCCTGGGCCAATACGCCAGAAGGTGTCGAAGCACGTTTATTATCAGAGCCGTTCTTCATTCGTGAAGTCTGGCGTAAAAAAATTGAGTGGTTACGGGTCAACCGTGAAACCAGACACACCAATGATTTTCTTATGGGGACAGTGAAAAAATCATTGCTGCGTCTTGATGTTGTGCGCACAAGGCAAGGTGTTTCGCCTGATATCACCGGCGAACTGGCCGCGTACTGGTTCGGGCGCTGGCAACGGCTGGCTGATTTCACAAAGCGGGAAGCACTAAGCGCCGCTAATGAGATCGCCAGCCGCATGGCTGAAATGCTGGGGACGGAATGCGAAGCCCTGGGACAGAATGTTTCCGACATGAACGTCGAAGAACTGGACTGGCTTTATTGTCATCTGGGCCGCGAAATGCTGGCGCTTCGCATTGTGCCGCCTGCATGGTATGCGCCGTGGGAACGTGATCGGATATGTACGGCCATTTTGCGTATGGCTTCGCCTGACTGGTGGGGGCGCAAAATCTGGCGCCTGCGTTGTGACTGGCGCGAAAACCAGCTGCGAGCCGTTGGCGCGGTAAATAAAAAAGCGCACGCATACGTTAGCGCTTCCAGCCTGATCGAGTGGCAGGAACAGCGCCGTAAAAACCGGGATTTTTTCAAAAGTCATGAACTGGTAGACGAAGACGGCAACGTTTCCTCACTTGAGGACATGATTAATAAATCCACGTCAAACCCGGCTATTCGTCGCCATGAGCTTATGGCCCGAATGGCTGGGGTTGAGCTTGTTGCCCAAAGTCGCGGCGATGTTGGCATCTTCCTGACAATCACTTGCCCGTCGAAATATCACAGTAATATTGCATCCGGCCACCATAACGCCAAATGGAATCATTCCACCGTCGCCCAGGCGCAGTGCTATTTATGCCGTGTGTGGAACCGGGCAACCGCCAAACTGAAACGCGAAGATTTGCGCCCTTATGGCTTCCGTGTCGCCGAGCCGCATCACGATGGGACACCACACTGGCACGCGTTGCTGTTTATGCCACAAGAGCAAGTCAAAGCCACGGTTGCGATCCTTCGCACCTACTTCATTGCGGAAGACCGCGACGAGCTGGGCCGCAATACCGGCGCTCGTTTCAAGTCAAAAAAAATGGACCCACGGAAAGGGTCAGCAACGGCATACATCGCTAAATACATTTCGAAGAATATCGACGGCCACGCGCTGGCCGGTGAACTGGACGACGAAAGCGGCAAGCCGCTGAATGAAAGCGCCAAATATGCAATGGCCTGGGCATCGCTTCACCGTATCCGCCAGTTTCAGCCCATCGGACAGCCGCCCATATCGGTTTACCGCGAGCTGCGCAAACTTAGTAATCAGATCACGACCCGACAGAAAATTGACAGTACCTTCAAACGTGGTGCGCCATTGCTTGTGGATCCTGCAATGGATGCGGTTTGCGCCGCTGCCGATGTCGGATGCTTTGCTACTTACATCATCCGCCAGGGTGGTGTTTTGATCCCGCGAGAAAACTATGTCGTCCGTCTGGCCTATCAGCCCGCTGATGAAATGAATGCTTATTGTGAGATCCCCGAAAAGGTTTTCGGGGTCTGGTCGCCGCGTCTGGGGGATGCCTCCCGTATTTGCACCCGTCTGGTTAAGTGGAAAATTCGAGCCAAATCCAAAACCGTCACTGGGGCCAAAAGCGGCCCCGGTTTGGGGGTTGACCTTTTGCCGTCGCCAACCGGCGACGCTTGGAGTTCTGTCAATAACTCTACGGAAGACGAAAAAATCACCGATTTTTCGCCTGGTGTGGAGGGTATTACAGAAGAATCAGAAGAGGAAATCGTCGATTTTGAAAATATGGACCAGCCAACGCGGCGCAAATTGATACGGCGACTACGTGAAGCACCATTCAAAAGGCGGCACAGCGGATCACCTTATGAACCAGGGAGCGAATTAGATGTTGCCTGGCGTTCTGCCGTGGAAAAAACCGAGGCCAGATCGGTGGCTGATAAAGCCAGGCGGGCAGCGCTTGCCCCTGCGGTTGCCAGTCTGCTGGCTGATGCGGCGTTGTGTTTGGTTGAGATTTCAGAGATTCAGGCCGTTTCGCTGTTAATGGGGAGCCGTCTGGAGATTGGCGGGAAATTTTATCAAGCCAGTGCTGGCGGCCAGTTGATAACGCGTCAATTACCTAATGAGTCACGGACGGTGAATAAATTATGGGAACATTTACGGGATAACCACGGCATTGATGCCACGCACCTGCGGTTTGATCCGGTCGGGGAATATCAAAAAATGCTGGCGGGTGCGGAAGGTCGCTACCCTAAAGAATGAATTAAATCACGCTATCCGTCGCAGCTGGTTGCGTCGGATAGCGTGATTCTGCGGGGGCGGGCGGCAAAGAGCCCGCATTTGAGTTCTGTCAGCGCGATGCCCCTAATCCAATATCTAAATATGCAGTTACGGCATAATGTTAATAGCGGTCATATTCGGTATGCTCCAGTTAGAAACTACGCTGCGATGTTAAAGATGAGTGATACAAGTGAGTGGGCTAGGCTGTTTGACTCAGCAGAGTAAAGAGGTAATCTTGTTTAAGACAAGTTTCAAGATAGAATGATTAATGTTATTTGAAGATTTATGTAATACAATATCATTGCAGAGATTTTTAGATAATTAATAAATCATGTTGTCTTATTAAATGTGGGGTCTGATTTTGGAAAGAAAAATTATTTTTAATAATGGTTTTTTAAGTATAAATAGGGAAGTTATAATTATCTTCTTGATCTACTTTATTCTGGTCGGGTTGGGTATTTCCGGTGTAATCTACTCTAGGGAAGGTGCGAACAAGTCCCTGATATGAGATCATGTTTGTCATCTGGAGCCATGGAACAGGGTTCATCATGAGTCATCAACTTACCTTCGCCGACAGTGAATT